ACATAATATGAGTATTAAACTACAGCACTCAGGAGGTAACAGCGTATCACTAAACCCGCCTACATCTGCACCTACATCTAGTGACGTAGCTTTTAAGTTACCTAATGCTGATGGTAGTGCAAACCAACTTTTAAAAACTGATGGTTCTGGAAATCTTGGATGGGCAACAGATCAAGGAGGAAAAATCCTTCAAATGCAGCAAACTCATATAACATCAGTAACTACAACTACAATGTCTACTGAAAACGCTACGTATGACATTACTGATTTTTTTGTAAATATTACCTCAACTGCTGCAAATTCTAAATTTCTTATCTCTGCATTAGTTTCTGGAGAAGCTAGTGAAGCTGACCATAACATATTTTTCATTTTAAGAAGAGAAATATCAGGTAGTACTACTGACATTGCAACCGGACCGGCATCAGGAGATAGAAGAGCAGTTACTAGACAAATGAACCAAGGTCACGATCCTGAGAATAATAGAGACTCAACACCTAGTAGTTCAAGTATTCCTCCTTTTTTAGATTCTCCAAATCAATCAGCCGGTACAACAATAAAGTATAAAGTTGGTGCAGTTTGCACTTTAGCTGGAAGTGTCAATTTCTATTTAAGTAGAAGTCACAACGATAGTAATGCTCGTTGGCACGAAAGAATGGCTAGTTACATATTAGTACAGGAGGTAGCAGCATAATGGCATTAACAAAAATAACCTCAGCTAGTATTTCAGATGCTACAGTCGTTAATGCTGATATAGCAAACGACACAATAACTGAAGCAAAACTGGATATAAGTAACGCACCTAGTGCGGGTACATTTCTTCAGTACAAAGACAACAGTGACCAATTAACTTGGGCAGCAGCATCCTCGCCAGAAGTATACGGATTTAATACATCTGGAGCAAACTTAATAGTCACTACTACAAACGGTGGTGCAGACAATATCTCAGGTACAACTTTTGATGCCTTTGAAGATGTTGTATTCGCAGCTACAGGATTTAGTTTTTCTGTAAATGCAAACGGTAAATTAATCGCAACTATTTAAAATGGCAACAATAGATTTAGGAAAAATCAAACAAGTCTGGCGAGGTACTTACAATAACGGAACTGCATATACAGTTGACGATCTTGTATCTTATACAGACGGTGGTGTAACATCCACATACATATGCGTAGCAAACTCAACAGGTAACGCACCTTCAACTGGAGGTTCAGCACATGCAAGTTGGAATTACGTAGCAAAAGGTGTAGCAATTCCTGTACCTTTAAACACACAAACTGGTGCATACGTGGCTGTAGCCGGTGATGCGGGTAAAGCTATTTATATATCAACAGGTGGAGTAACTATCAATAACTCAGTATTTTCTGGTGGTGATCTAGTAACAATAGTAAATAATAGTGGGTCTAACCAAACTATTACTCAAGGTTCTGGTGTAACTCTATATAATGCTGCTGACGGCACTACAGGAAATAGAACTTTAGCACTCAGAGGTGTAGCAACTATATGGTTTGCTTCTGCTTCAGTTGCTTATTTATCAGGAGCAGGGGTGAGCTAATGCCTATACAACAAATGTTAGTTGGTATTGGTCCCGGAGAAAAGTTTGCGGAAGCAACAGGTGGTACTGTTACCACAGTTGGGGACTATAAAGTACACGCTTTTACTAGCTCAGGAACTTTTACTGTAACTCAACTAGCAGATACAAACGAATTTGAAGTATTATTAGTCGCAGGCGGTGCCGGTCCCGGAACTCAATGGGCTCAAGGCGGTGGCGGAGGAGGTGGTATTGTAAACCATCAAACTGGACAAGCTCTAACTCAAGCTGCATATACAGTTACAGTTGGAGCTGGAGGTGCGGGAGCTGCGTATGGAACTGGTTGGGGTTCATATTCAGCTTCTGGAAACTCCGGTTCTGACTCATCTCTCAAGTTAGCTTCTAATAGTTCTATAGTTCTTGAAGCTGATATTAGTGATATTGCTAATTTACCGGGTATGAGTTTACCTGACCCACAGGCTAACAATAAATATTCATGGAACGTTCATATGCACTCTACTGGTGGTAATAGTGCAAAAGTTGTAAACGGAGTTACTACACAATATGTAGGTAAAGGTGGTTGGCATCAAACTGGTTACGCAGGCGGTGCAGCAGGTGCAGGCGATGACGGAGATGAAGTTAACAGCACTAACGCAGGTGCAACTCAATATTCTTATACCCCAAGTTGGGCAACTGGAGGTGGTTGTTCTATGGGAGGTGGCGGTGGCGATGGCTACGCAACAAACATGGTAACTGGTAGTACTCAATACTATGGTGGCGGCGGAGGTGCCGGTACAGGAGGTGCTGGTTGTGCTAATATGACTAACGATGTCGCACCCGGCGGTCAAGGCGGCGGCGGTAATGGTTCATGTATGGGTATAAACCACTCTTCAGCGAGTGGCGGTGTACAAGCTCAAAACGGTACTGTAAATACAGGCGGTGGCGGCGGCGGCGGTGCCCAAAATAAAAACTCTGGTAATGGCGGCTCTGGCGTAGTATATATCAAATATAAATATCAATAGGAGGTTATATGGCACATTTTGCAGAATTAGACAATGACAATGTTGTTAAAAGAGTAGTAGTAGTTTCTAACGATATCGAATCTTATGGTGCAGATTGGTGTAAAACTGTTTTCGGTGGTGACTGGAAACAAACCAGTTATAACGGTAATATTAGAAAGAACTATGCTGCTATAGGTTATACTTACGATGCAGCTAGAGATGCTTTTATTCCCCCTCAACCTTTTGCTAGTTGGGTGTTAGACGAAGCTACTTGTCAATGGAAAGCACCTGTTGATTATCCGAGTGATGGTAAAACTTATAAATGGAAAGAAGGTCTTACATGGAAAGGAGGAGGAATGGTAACAACAGGATCATGGAAAGAAATAAAATATAATGAAACCAGTGAAACTTGGGAAGAAGTTACCTAGTGGAAATACCTACCATAGTATTACCTGATATTAAAAAGATAGAAACTGTCGAAATACCTATACCTACAGCTGACGTACCATACTATAAACCTATGGTAGTTCCTCCGAGCGATCTACGAGATCAGGAAGAGGAACCAGTCAAGACTGTAGAAGAAAAACCACCCGAACCACCTACCCTTAAAATACCGTTTATAAAGCAGCCAGTACCTCAACCTTCAACAGAAGTTGTCGTAGTGGCAGCTACAACGGCGGTTACAGCTGTAGCAGCTACAACGCTGACACAGCCTATAATCGAATGGATACGTAAAAAGGTCCAAAAATTCCTAAACGATAAAATCACCAAATGGAGAAAAAACCTGACGAACAAAAAGGACTCTTCAAAAGACTCAAAGAAGGAATAGATGATCATGAAGAACAGATGGTGGTACTGGGGGCGATGGTTCGTCTTGGTGTCGTTATCTGGTCTGGGTTTATCATAACCTTAAATTATGTCGAACTACCCATGGTTAAAAAGAGTCCCGGCGGAGATATCACATTTCCGGCTTCAATATTTACTGGAGCACTCGCCACATTCGGCTTGTCCACTGGCAATGGTAAAAAACAAGACAAAGAGAAACCTAAGACATGACTAAATGGATAATACTCTTAAGCCTGTTGTCACCCGCAGTAGCAAGAGCCAACACTGTCACGCCCCAGTTTACAACAGGGTCGATGCAGTCAACGACAACTACAAACCAAACAATAACAGAAACGATAGAACACGATGTAATCGGAGCAGAAGTCAAGACTTGGTCTGGTACAAATATTACACCCAGTGGTGCGATTGGTGCAGACGGTACAACTTATTCAGTTACAACAGACGCAACCGAATGGGATCTATCAATAACAACAAGAGAAGCAGGGACAATAGAAACAATAACAATAGACAGAACTATAGAAACAGATTCTACTACAAACTCTTACTCTATCTTTGCACAATAGGTACACCGGTGTTTGCCGAAGATACTAATGTTAGCAATCCTGTAGCAGCTGCAACAGGTAACGTAACTAATCAGGCTGTACAATTTCAGAACAATGGTGCGTCATCACGTCAGATATATGGTCCAAACATACAATGTAATGGATCTACAATGACGTTTAGCCCTTTTTATATGGGCAATCATACAAAACCATTTGACGAGTTTATGCAACCTAGTAGTTATACTATTGCAGAAAACTGGGGGTTCCAGATTAACTTTATGGTTCCCCTAGATAAGTCAGGATATAAGCAGTGCAAAGAAATGGCAAAGAGATATGAAGAGAAGATGAAGCTCGAGTACGAGATTACACGAGCCCATAAGTGTGCGGACTTAATGAAGAAAGGTTTTATGTATAGACCTAACACAACTAATGCAAAGCTGTGTCAGGATATCGTACCTATCGTTAAAGTCAAGCCACCTAAACCTAAAAAGAAATTTGGATTATTTTAAATGAGTAGTACACTATCAAGACAAATAGCAGAACGTGCAGAAGCTGCTAAAAAGAAGGCTGCTAAAAAGAAGCCTGCAAAGAAAACCACTGAAACCACCGAATCATGATTACATTAGTAAAACCAATTTTATTTGCCTTTATCAAAACTAAAGCAGTTAAAGAACTGATAGTCAAGTTATTAGAGGCATACGCAAAATCTACAGATAATACAGTAGATGACAAGCTAGTCGAGCTAGTCAAGAAAAACTTAGACGTATAGTATGAAAGTCTTAACCACCCAAAAGAAAAAACCTAAAATACAAGTTATTGATAATTTTCTTCCTTTAGAAATTTTTAATAAGTTTACTAATCATGCAATTTGTTCTCCTCATTTTGTAGGCATTGGTCATACAGCATTTGCAAGTGAGTTATCTAACAATAATTTTGCAGAGCAGCAAATGCAAGCAATAATGTTTCAACGCTATATAAATTCTAGCGAAGTATCAGATTGTTATTTACACTTAGAATCTCAGATAAAAAAGATCAATAAGCTATTAGGAATTAAAAGACTTTGGCTAATGCGAGTAAATTGTACCTTTGGTCAAAAAGAGCGATTCCAAGGAGCTTGGCATATAGATAATAGTTGGAGTGAATATCTCCAAAAACATGGTAAGACTTGTATCTTATATCTAAACTCTAATAACGGAGGTACACAATTTAAAAACGGTCCTTTTATAGAGTCAAAAGCAAACAGATGTGTTATTGCTCCAATGACAGCAGTACACGCAGGCGTGTGGGCTACAGACATTAAATGCCGTTATGTATTAAATATTAATTATGAATGAAACTACAAGGGTAATACCTAAAAAAGCTGCTGAAGAATCATTTAACGAGTTACACTACCTTGTTACTGAAGATTTTTTACGTAGAATCAAAAGTGGCGAAGCAACAACTCAGGACTTAAAAGCAGCATGTGATTGGCTAAAAACCAATGATATCACAGGTGTTGCTCTTGAAGGCAGTCCTTTAGATAGGTTAGCTTCAGTCATACCAAAAGTAGATCCATCTTTAGTCAAATCTAGATTATATGGCAAGAACAGGACCGGCACTTAGCCCTAATCCCGGTAGGACAGCTAGGTTCTATCGACGAAATAAGAAGTCACGTCTTAAACGTAGACGTGCTCAAGCTCGTATTAATAATACGCCAGCTAAAAGAGCGTATCGACGTGAACTTATGAAGATACGTAGAAAGCGTAAACCCGGTAAACAAACTGATTTGTCACATAAAGGTGGCAAGATTGTTACTGAGTCACGTAAAGCAAACCGAGGAAGAGGCGGAGCAACAAGACGTTAATGACACCATTACTACCAAACCCTGATCACTATTTACACAATTTAATAACCATGACAAGTTCAGATTCTAAACGGCTCTGGAGAAGAGCTATCAAAGAGCACTTTAATTGTACATGCGTTTATTGCGGAGAATTTCATGAATTACACAACCTTACAATCGACCACGTACGCCCCAAATGCAAAGGGGGTACAGATACTACAACGAATGTTGTACCCTCGTGTCGACGATGCAATCAGGAAAAAGGTAGTAAAAACTGGAGAGACTGGATGAGGTCGACATTCGGTATTACAGATAGAGAACAAACTATTTTATCACATATAAGATGAACGCTTATATAAGCAACAGAGAAAAGAATAGACCAAAGTTTCCCGAAGA